GTGGAGCTGCATCCAAATCTTGGCCCCTTTAATCGGATAGACGGTAAGTTCATGCCCTATTTAAGCTATAATTTCAAGCTCAATCCGAACCCGCTACTCCTACAGTAGCTTGGGAGGTCTTTCAGTGATAATTGGTAAATTTTATCCTATTTATTTTCACATATCACACCATAAGGACCTGCTCCTCTCAACAGGATCACAGGTCCCAACTGATTTAAAGTCTCAGCAGACTATTGTTGCTGTATATTACTTGGGGATGTATTACCAACCCAACTTATGTTCACATATAGCCAAATACCAGCGATAGGTACACCGCTCGACTCATTATACGGATAAGGTGTAAAGGTCTGAGCGACGTACAAAGCGTTGCTATTGACAAAAGCTTCGGAGACAGAAGCATATAAGTAACATACTGAGTTGTACACCGCCATGTACAAGGTGTAACCATCAGTCAAAGTCACATTTTGATTTTGACTTTGGTCACGCTCCCGGATCAACACAGAATTATTCGGCATTGTACCAGCGGAAATAGTCCAACTGCCAGAATTAGTGTTGCTCCAATCTACAGCAATTTTGAATATATCACCGTCTCTAAACCAGCTATTGCTAGTAAACGGCGTAATTGGCTGGTTCCCAGGGCCGCGACTTCCCGCGATTGCACTAAATACAGTCGCATTAGATGTCACGCCCGCTGAGGTCATTACCAATTGCGCCGGGTTATACAGCATGCTGGGATTCGGCAATACACCCGACCTAGGGTTTATTGACATCTCTTGAAAAGTGATGTCATAGTCAACGATCACATAACCAGGCGAGTCAATAGAAGATGTCTTCGAATACAAAAACACCTCCCCTGACGCTTGATAATCAATATCTAAATTCGAACCAGCTGTCAGCGTCTTTAATCCTCCCTTAGGCCTCAAGGCACAGGTGTGGTTGGTCCACTGCGGACCAATGACTGTCTGCGGCTTGGACATAGCGTAAGGCAGAAACTGACTGCTGGTCCAATTAGGTAATGGGTCACTACGATTGCTATTCACTTGAAACAAGACATCACCTGTGCTACTAGTAGCGCTAGATGTAATGTAATGAAAAGCCATAGCGTTTATCTTAAACTTGTTGTACATTTGAGCGAAATTTCTAAGAACGCTCGAAGCCAAACAAGCCGGCGTCAATGGGAGCCCACCCACCAGACACCAATTGGAAATAGTGCCACTGTTGTAGGCTGTGAAAGCAAAATCACGTCCTACGACTCGCACTATATCCTGGCCTGACTGGACAACTACTGGTTTACTACCTCTCAAGGAATTCCCAATCGCCACAGGCGCCGTTGATATGCTAGCCACAGGACCCATAGTTCCTCGCGGCTGCGCTCTCTTGGCGGCTGCAGCTTTCGGCCTAGCGGTACCACCAGCCTGTTGTTGCTTTTGTTTCTTTGTAACATTCTTCTTCTTCGCCATCTCTTTCTCAATTCTTATTTCGCCGACCATCCACCACCCTAGTAGCGGGGTACCAGTCTTTTACGGCGTTTTCTCTTTTTAAATTTACGTCCCGGCACCTGCACTTCCACAGCCTGCTGGTTGGAATCAAGTTTCATTATGT